TAACTTCGTCGTTATCACCCTGAGGCTTAACGACTTCTGAAGGTTCTTCTTGAGCTAAAACAGGATCTACATCTTGTTCTTGAGGCTCATCAAAGGCTTCCGAGACACTTCCTTTTTCTCCACCGAATATGACATCTTCAACTAATGTGCCCTCATCTTGCAATTCAACTGAACGTGGTTCTTCCACGACAGGTGCATCTGCTTGAGGGGTATCCATTGTTTCTAATTCAGCCATAATAATCTCCTATTTTTTAGGTTGCTTCTTCTTAGGACTTGAAGAAGGTGAACCTGGTGAAGCAGCTTCTGCTACTTCTTTTTTAACTTGTCCTAATGCGTCATCTAGGCGTTTCTCAAAAAGAGTGCCAGACATTTTAGCCTTATTTGTCGTTGCCTTCAAATCAGACTTTGTTTTTTCGATTTCGGCTTTCATTTTAGCGTGATATACTTCACGCTCTCTTGTTTGCAAGTCACCTTGCATTTGTTCTATTGTTTCAGTAGCTTGTTGTATTTGCTGCTGTAACTGTTGAATCAAATCTGTTCTTTGCATTACGCCTTCCATATCGAAGACTTCTGTTTTCTTTAATACTTCTTGCTTATCAATAATTCCTTTTTCATAAGCATCCATGTACATTTCTAGTTGTGCCATTCTATTTGTTGGCATTGTTGAGCCAGTTACGACTACTACATCATACTTACCTACGGTAATATCATTTAGTACTTTTATTTCACCAGTTTTGTCATCGTATAATCTTTTATTAATTACATATTCTGTAATAGAATTATTAGGTTGTATTAATCTAATCATTTTTTGAGTAGTATAAAGTTGTTGCATCATTGGTATAACAACATGACCTAATCTATTTAATCCCGACTCTATGTCAGCTAATTTGCTTTTCATTTTTCTTTGACCAAACTCATCTAAAGCAACTGTAGCTTTATATGTATGAGGAGCAACTGCTGAGTTACCCATTGTCATTTCGTATAAACCAAGTTGGTGGTCTATATCATTTTTAGCTGTATTTTCATTTTGATACAATTCATTCGGTAGGGGAGTTGGCATCACGGGTGTCGGCTGCCCTTGATCAAAATCAACCTCGATGGCTACTCCAGGCTGAGCCCATTTCTGCTCAAACTCCCTCATATCTACCGAACCTGATGGTATTAAAATTTTTGTATTTGTACTTGTGGTAGCATGGGCGATAATTAGACTTCTCGTTTTATTAATATATTCCTGCATACTTTTTACCATACGAACATCTGACATTGGATAGGGTGTACGAGTATGTTGGTTCATAAAGAACACTAGAGGATATTTATCAATTGGGAGGATACGAGAATATAAAAGTTTATCGCCCATAATTACACATTGTTTTATTCTTTTAGTTGGGACAGTAACTACTTCTATTGACCCATTTTCTACTAACTCAGCAAAAGTTATTTGCTCAACTTCTGGTTTTTTTGGGAGAACTACACTTCCTTCTTGTCGTCCTTGTTCAACTTGCTGTTGATAAGCAAGTTGTAATTGTTCTAACATAGCTTTAGCTTGTTCAGGTTCTACTATAACATTGCCTTCTATAATCCAAGCTGGCTGTGCTAAATATTTTTTAAATTCTTCTTCACTTAATAAATCTTCTTCAGATGTCATACTTTCAAAGACTCTGTAATAATCTATCATTTTACAGTAATATCTTTCATACCCTCTTATATACTCATCGCTATCACCAAAATTAGCAATAGTCATTGTTTCTGTAGACTCAGGCCAAGTAGACTCACCACCATCTTCTCTTCCAGTAACAGGTCTATCTGTTAAAAAGTTTTCTGATTCTGCGTTGTTAATTGCTTTTTTGTACATTGGATACAAAGCTTTGGCTTGATCTTTTGTATAAAGCCTAGATATAATAATGTTTTCAGCATCATCTGCTAATGGATGTCTAGAATTGGGATCTATATAAATATCAAGTGGGTCTACATCATGTATGCAAACTTCACCCTTACCCATATCTTTCATTGGGTCTATATAAACTAAAGCTGCTCCAATACCAGTCACATAATAGTCATCTACAACTCTTCTCATTACAGAGTTACCTTCTGATATTTGCCATACATACTCAAGTAATCCATTCATAGCTTGAGCTACTTGATTATCACTATCTTCTCTTGGGGATACTCTAAACTGAGGTTTGTTTGCAGTTATTAAAGCTTTTGCAGCTTCTACTGCTGGATGTATTCTATTAACAACAACAGCAGCTTGTCCTCGTTCTTCTAGGACACGCTTCTGGTCAGAAG